AAAGTGCCGTCAGTATCTGAATACTGAATAAACGCTTTAGCTGTAGTCTGCTTGGTAAGAGTAGCAGGGCTGGTGCCATCGCTGGCGGCAATTGTATCTACATACATTTCTGATGCCATTACGCTAGGTCTCCAAAGGTTGCCATAGAGCGTTCAGCGTCTTGGTCTGCACTATAGTAAGATGTCGTTTGAACGCCTGTCGTTGATCTGTTTAAGTATCTAATAAAAGCTAGACTGCCGTAAGTGTTTGCAGTAGCACCAACAAGACTTGAATCAGAAAAGCTGTTCGTAAAATTGTGCGTCATCTTTCCTGTAGCATCATCTGACAAGGAACTTATATTGAATGATTTCTCTTCAACAGGTGTTCCGCTTGAATAAGTTGCCGCACTGAACGCCTTCGCACTACCATTGACCACATAATCCATGTCCACGGAACTCGTGCCAGCGTTGTTCTGTAATGTATCTACTTTTACAATACCAACCATTATGCAAGGTCTCCGTGAACAGTAGTCATAGTTTTGTCGTTATCTTCAGGGTTGCTTGCTGTAGTCACTGTAATAACTCTATAACCACTAGTAGTTGGACTTTCGTTATATCTGATGTTGCCACATCTGCCTAAATTTTGAGCGCTTTGTGCGCTTGTAGGCTTAATCATGCAAGCAACATTATAATTTGCATTACTCATGCTGTTAGTTAACTGCGGGGAAAAATCACCAGTGCCGTTATCAGTAACAGAGGCAGTGTTAAATGAATCATTTACAGATGCGCTAGAGCCTACAAAATTACACCACTGCTTCGCCACCCCCTGCTGTAACTGCATAGTCGCAGAGCCACCTTCACTGGTAACAGTAATATTACCTGCGGCGGTCTTACCAGCTAATTCATCTACAAGTATCTTACTAGACAACGGTTAGCACTCCATCAACAGTAATCGTTGCAGAAATAGTTATAGGCCCAAACGCACCAGCGTTCTCCGTTGACGAAACAGTCAGCGCGGTATCAATGCTTGTAGCGTTGGTACGAAAAGGATTGGTAGTTGTGCTAGCCAACATATCCTCGTTCTTAATACCACCGTTCTTGAACTGGTTTGTGTCAATGGTAGATAAAGCCATTAGCTAATCTCCAGGATACTCATTGTTACATCAGCGGCAGATGTCTGTGATGCTGTAACCTTCAATACATCTGATGCGTTCATCACAATCTTCTGGTCGCCACCAACAGCCACCAAAGCAGAACCAACAGGAACGATTGCATCCTTCACGAGATACACATTGTCGCCATCATTGTTCTCTAGCTGAGCGTCCACGGTAATAGAAACGGACAGAATGTTCGCCACATTCAAGCCGATGATTGTTGTTTCTGTAGCGGCAGGGCAGGTGTATATGGTAGCGGCACTCGTCCCTACTGCTGTATCTGTAACTGTCTTAAACGAGTTCGCCATGTCACTATCCTAATGCTATCGCAAATGCTAAAGCCTGCGGGTCTTGCTCTGTAAAGTTTACAGCCGTACCGCTGGCATCATTATAAATCATTTTTTCAGCAGGCATTGTACAGAATATTGTACGAGTTCCCGCCGTCCAGTTTATCTTCTCATCACCTATTGTAAGCGCAGTGTCATCCGCTAACGTAACGGCGGTGTCTAACACAATACTTGTCTGGCTGTTTACAGTAGCTATTGTGACTACTCCTGTAATACCAGTGCCTCTGACGCGCTGACCCACTGTCAACGTCCCGCCCTGTACATTATCCACAGTCACTGAGGTAGAAGCAGACACCGCACCATCTACATCGGCGGTAATCTTTGTGCTGCTGCTCTCAAATATCGTGTCTCTGGATAAGGTCGTGCCAGACAAGGTATATGTGCCTAAACCAACCTCAAAGTCCGTACCGTCAGAACATGCGTAATAGGTGGTGTTGCCATCACCTATTGTTGAAAAAGCATCAAACGAAGTACCAATAGCACCAGCCAGTGTATATGTGCCCGTGCCCGTGGTAGTGCTTGTTTCTTTAATACGGTCTTTGATAACCAGTGCCATTACTTCAACTCAACACTCAAGTTAGTTGCGTTAATACGGAAGATATCACCCGTAGCGATTGTCTTGCTTGCATCCAGCGCACCAATGAACAGGATGTTAGACCCGTCAAAAGTTAGCTTGGTATCGTCTGCAATAGTTACAGCAGTGTCCAGAACAATCGCGTTCTGTGAGGTTACTGTGGCTACACGAACAATCCCTGATGCGCCTGTGTTAAGAACCACATCACCCACAGCAATCGTCCCAACATTACCGTCAAGAGCTACGCTTGTAGAAGAAGTAACCGCACCGTTTACATCGGCTGTTGCAATGTTTGCGTCAGCAATGAAAGCGTGTGTCACAGTATAGCTTGCAATACCGCTTGATGCAGAATACTCGATGTTATTGTCGTTCTTAATTAACTGCTGGTCAGAAATCACTGTGTCAGAAATGCTGTGTGACGCGGCAGTTGTGCTTGACGTACCACGAGTACAACCTGTCAAAGTGTTTGTGCCATCAAATGTCAGAGCCGTGTCATCAGCCAGTGTAACAGCAGTATCCAGCACAAGTGAAGTCTGTGATGTCACAGTAGCTACACGAACTGTACCAGAGATACCTGTACCTGTTACAACCATGCCAACGGTGATTGTGCCGCTGTTGCCGTCTACAGTTACGCTGGTTGATGATGAAACAGAACCATTTACATCGGCAGTGGCAGAGCCATCCTTGCCTGTAAATGTGATGATTTCGTCATTGATTGTTACTGTGCCTGAAGTTGGAAAGGCTTCGCCATCTGTCAGAATCAGTTCTGTGTCAGAAGCACCAGCCGCTACAGCCAATGTGGTAACAGATTGTTTCCAGTCTGCTGCCGTTACTTGCTGGCGAGTATAGTTAGCATCTTCACTATCTACACTAACTTCTGTTAAGTTACCATGTTCAGCATTACCTACAGCGGTAGCCAAACCAACATAAATGCTGTTGCCTGGTGAAGCAAAGGAAAGAGAGTCATTCTTGAACAGATAGTCCAAGATGCGTCTTTCCAGATATGTGGTTGCCGCGTTACTTGTTGCCATCTTACAAACTCCTAAGTTCTTGGCCTATCTGGTAAGCCCCGTCTATATGCATCACTGTTCTCTCTAGCTTCTGCCAAATCCTTCAGTCTTTGAATTTCCTGCGCGAACCTTTGTTCGTACAGTTGCATCATGTCAGCTTCACCTTTCATATAAGTATATGCTTCTACAAGTGAGCCGTAAAGAAGAGCGTTCGGGGCATTCTCGCTCAACCATGATGTTCCTGCGCCTGCGCCAGCAGTGATGCTGGCCGGGCGATAATAGTAATGTAGTTCTACCGTATATGCTTGGTCTGGGGTAGGTCCTAAAATAAAATTGTCTACGTCAAAAATAGCATAGTACTGCGGCACAGAAGTTGAACCGTAATCAATGTTGTACTGCTGGACATAGTTAACATCCTTCAGCATTAAAAATGCTTCACTGCCTGACGTTGTTATCTGCAAAGAAAACGGAGCTAAATAATCCCCCGGCACACTTAAATACGGGTCTGCCGGTGTCAGAGTGGATGTGGCGTTCTTACGAAATAGTTCTAAGTCAACAAGTGTGAAAATACGGTCTTCTGCCGAACGAATAAATATAGGCAGGTTGTTTACGAAAGATGTCTCCGTATTCTCTGCAAAATCTTGAATAGCTGTCTGTAACTGTGTGTATGTGAAAGACATGACCTATTTCCTATGGAGAAAGTGTAACGGGGCCAGCGGTCGCATTTTGACCGCCGCCTCGTGTACTTCCGGCTGTCGCGGTTCCGCTGGACGCTGTGAACGTGTACGTGTCAGCAGTGACCACAGTAATTGTATAACCCGACGCATTTTCTAAAACCGCTTTTGTAAACCCATCAAACCCATTTGTTTTACGAAATCTTACTACATCCCCGCTTGTACGTCCATGATTTCGCTCTGTTACCGTAATAACAGCAGAACCAGCAGAGCCGGACTGAAAAGGATTTGCAGTAAGAAGAACAGAGATAGCAGCTTCTGTGCGCTGATCAGGGCGGGGGTCATGCAAAGCCTGTGGGTCTGCACCTGTCTTGATTGGATCTAGCTGGGGATGCTTTGCTTCGTATTCGTCAGGGCCTACCTTAGAACCGTTCCATTCCGTAACCATTTCATTAAGACGGTATCTAAAACCAGAGCGGTCTGAATATCCCCACGCCTGTTTGCCAGATGCATATCTCGCCATTAATTCACCCGCAGATATTGAATACTAGGCTGAAGCTTCAGCGGTACTCTATCTTCGTCCTCATCTGCTGCACGTTGGAACTCTTCTTCATACACAGCTTTCA